CGACGCTGCCGCCGCCGTTGTAGGTGACGACCTGACCGGGGTAGATCAGGTTCAGGTTGCCGCTGGGCACGCTCCACTTGGACAGCGGCCACAGGCCGGTGCGCGAGGCGATGCCGCTCATGGTGTCGCCAGCGCGGACGGCCACGCGGGTCGTGTTGGCCTGCGCGGCCTGCTGCGGCGCTACGGTGGTGGTGCCGTTGAGGCGTTGGTTGACGATCGCCATGACCTTGTCGTAGTTCGCGCCGAGCGCGTCGCGTCGCTGCTGGCCGTTGCCGTAGTCGCCACGGATGGTGGCGGTGGCGAGGGCCTGTAGGTCGATGGTCTGGGTCGGGGGCGTCGCGGTCTGCGGCGGCGTGGCCGGCTTGGCTGCGCCTGCGGGGTTGGCGTAGGCCTGCCACTGGCCGGCGTCGCCTCGGAAGTAGTTGAGGTCGAGCGGCCCGTTGTAGCCGTTGACCCAACCGTTGGAGGTGTACTGGCGCATGGCCTCGCCGTAGATCGAGTAGTTCCACGGTCGGCTCTGGTAGCCGGTCGGCGCGTTGCTGGCGTACTGGGCAACCCAGAGTCCGCAGTTGGCTCTCACGTCGGACGGGATTTGCCTGATGGCGCTGGCCTGCACGTACACCATCGGCCATACGCCGGTGAGCGTGTGGACGCGCTGCACGAACCGGCGCACCCAGTCGGAATTGCCCCACTGGGCGTTCTGATAACTTTCCCAGTCGAGCACGAGCACGGCCCGGCCGACGTAGTCCCTCGCCTTGGCGACGAAGTAGTCGGCCTCGCTCGCGGCGTTGTTGCCGCCGGCGTAGTGGTACAGGCCGAGGCTCTTGCCCCGGTCTGTCACGCACTTGGCCTGCGTGCGCCAACTGGAGTTCTCGAAGCCTACGCCCTGGGACACCTTGACTACGGCGAAGTCGTAGCTGGCGGTGCAGGTCACGTTCGAGGCCTGCCAGCCGGACACGTCGATGCCGACCATGTCGGCCATCGCGTTCGCCGGCGTGCACGCGAGCAGCACGGCGAACAGTGCCGCGATGAGGGCCTGCAGCGGCTTGCTTCTGTTTTTGAATCTGCCCATTCGTTTTCCTTCCTATGTGTGGGGTGGGCATGGAAATAGCCCCCGCCGGGATCGGCGGGGGCTAAGCCTGTGGTTTTCTCGGGGCTATCGGCGCGTCCTGTATGTCCTGATTGACTTGGGTGCCGTGCCCGTTGCCACCAAGCGCGTGGTAGGTGGCGTAGACGCCTTCGGCGCGGGTTTTGAGGTCGTTGTCGGCGATACCGCCAGCGTCGACCATCTCACGCTGCATCTGCTCCAATTTGCACAGGAGCATGGTTTTCACCCCATCCTGCAGTGGGTCGAGACGCTGGTCGAGCTGGGTCAGGCTCGCGTCCACCTGATCGAGCCTTTTCGACAGGGCCGGGTCCGGTTTGCCCGCCTGGTCGATGCGGCGCAGTACCCATCCGGCGACCGTGCCGCCGCACGTGGTGATCACGGAGACCAGGATCGTTGCCCATACGGGTATCGTTCCGGTCATCAAGTCATGGCCTTCTTTCCTTTCGTCAGTTGATGTTCAGGGGCATGGTCGAGCCGGTGAAGAACGATTCGTCGCTGCCGGCCTCGGTGCAGATGATCTGATAGAACGCGGTGTCCTTGCCGGTCCGGCCTCGGAAGATGAGGCGCACGACACCGTCGGAGGGCACGGTTAAGCCGACGCGCAGGCGTCGGTTGTTGGCCCAGTTCTCGGACCGGCCCAATGTGGCGGATCGGGAGTCCTGGACCTCCATGAGGGAGCCTCGGAACGTGTCCGTGGCCTCGGCGGCGCCGCAGGACGCGACGAACGCGCACTTCACGCCCGCCGGCAGGCCGGAGACCACCCATTCGGCGTAGCCGCCGATGAGGTCGGACGAATGCCGCAGGATGATGCCCGGATTGTCCGGAGAACCCCACTGGTTGACGCTGCAGTCGAGACTCCTCGTGGGTTTCGGATCGCCCAGCATGGGGTTCGGGAACCAGTTATGTCGCATCATCGGCGCTCACCGCCGATCACTGCAGGGGCATCGAGCCTCCGTCGAACCACGGGAACCGGGGGAGGAGTTGTTGGACGGTCGGCCATTCGTCGCCCTCGTACACGGCCAAGGCCTCCAACGTCAAACTGCCCCCGCCATGGCAGAAGATGCTGCGGTTGCCGCCCCCGACGGTCTTCGCCGCCTTCCACGTGGCACCCGATGGGGTCGTGTCCGAGGCGAGCGGCGTGCCGCTCTCTATTTCCACGTTCAGCCCGCTGGTGGCCGTGTAGGCGACGACCACGACACGGCCCGATCTCATCAGTTCCGGCCACTCCTGAAAGTTGCATAACGACCAGGTGCAGTTGTCGGCATGCGTGTAGCGGTAGCGCCCGCCGGCGAGGCGCTCGACATTCACGCCGCCGCTGCTGACCCACGTGTTTAACTGCTTGTGGCATGAGGGGTCGGTGTACAGGTTGGTGATGTAGCTCATGCGGCCACCACCCAGTCAGAGCGGCGGAGGCGAGCAGCCAGACAATGGCGTTTAGCCCTGCCCCCCCATTGGTTAATGGCATGAGGTCGCCGTACAGTGCGTGCATTCTTGGGATGAGCTTCTTGTATTCCTGCCAGTCCGCTTGTGTCATCAGATTGATTGCGTATCATCCAAGCGGAAATCAAAACCAAGTAATGTGTTCCCGCTTGTATTGTCATGAGGCAACAGAATTCCAGAAGTCCATAGTTTGTTGGCTATGTAGCAGATACCATTCTCATGCCATCTGCTACCTTCCGGCACTTGGGAAATCCAGAAGTTCAGATGTAGATCACCGGAGACCGGTTCGCACAGTCGGATATCGGCACTAGGATTGTCAGCGCCGCTGTTTGGCGTAATGAGTATGCCATCAGGGTCAACATGCTGTATGGTCGACTCGTGTGTCGAGATGGCACTGTTCGGGAGCATGAAGAGTGGATTTGGAATCAGATTCGTTACCAGGCTCATGCCACCACCCCCGTGAGGGTCAGCCGAGTGGCATCGTGTCGCCGGAGAAGAAGCGAGGATACCCCCCCCGAGCGCCGCGTCATACGCCGAGGCGAGCTCCAACTGGGGTTGCGAGTACACTCCTTGGTTATAAAACACGACGCGGTTATCCTTCTGGCTGCCCGTTGCGGGCGCGGTGAGCCGGACGACGATCAGCCCGTTGTCATCCGGACTGGTTTTCGAGGAGTATGTATCGGCGATAACCACCATGACACCGCCGAGGCGGTTATCGGACCTGACGCTAAACACGTACTCGACGCCGGGTTCCAGCTCGGGGATGTGCAGCTCGTCGTATCCCTGAGAGAACGACGGTCGGAGCGTGCCGTCACCGGGCATGTCGTTCGCGTAGTCCGCGCCCCACGCGCCGAGCGAGGCGCCGTTACGGTCGAACCGCGGATTGGGAAACCAGTTAATCCTCTGCATGATTCTCCTTATCGAGACTGTCGAGCACATCCTTCGGGATCAGTTTCATGGCCGCCGCGAGTTGGCTGGTGAGGATTGCGATCTGCTTGTTGAGTGTGCCGATCTGTTGCGAGAGCTGGTCGATGACCTGATTCGCGTCGGCTGGAATCTGAGTCAAAATAAGTCTCCTTTCAATGCGAAACCCCCACAATCCGATTGGATTGCAGGGGTTGAAAAAACTGGGAAATACGGGTCAGTCGGCGGCGGTCATCGTGTCGATACGAGTCACGGCCTTAAGCTCTTCGAGCGTCAAAGTGCGTCCGAGATTCGTCTTAACATCCGTCAAAGTCACGGACGTGCCGGAATCGTCGAACGTCGCAAGCACGCCACGCTGATAGTCACGCCACGATTCGGCGGTGCCGTCAGCGCTGGAAAACTCCAATCCCAATCGGCACAATTCCGCTCGCACCGACTCCTTCGGCGGACGCAGGTCGAGCACGCCACCCGCCGCCGGTCGTGCGCCGGATTGCGGGACATTGGATGCTGTCATGATTACTCCTTTGCTGTTGTGTTGTTTCCCTTTTTTCGCCGGTCATCCCGGCGGAGTCGATGCGCGTGGCCGTCCGGTCCCGCGTCAACGCCGATGGTCGGTCAGATAATCGATCGACCGTCGGCGGAACCGGTCGCGCGTCACGGCGATGCGGTCGGCCACACCGGCCAGCGTGTCGGCGAGACGACCGTCCGCATCCTCCATGACGGGCATCGCGTCCAATCCGAGCAGGCGACGGGTCTCCTCGCGACCGTCCGGCGACAACGCGCCGGACGCCGTGAGCACGGGATGCAACGCGGCCATGCGCGTCTGCTGACGGTCCGCCAACTCGTCGCGCTCCACCTGCTCGTAGGCGCTGGTCCAAGCGTTTCGTCCGGTGGCCGGGTCGATGACGCCCGGGTCTGACCTGTTCGTCCGGACCCGTATGATCGCCGCGACCGCTTCCGCGTCCGTGTCGCAGCCGAGGAGCTCGCCCCACGAGGCGATCGCGTCCAACGGGATGAGATGACCCGTCCCGTCGTCACAGGTCACGGCCAACACGTCACCGTAGATGTTCGCTTCCATCGCACCTCCTACTTTTCGGTCAGGATGGCGAGTATCTGATAGCCGTATGGGATTCTGCCGCCGTTGCCGGCGCCACGCACCCACAGGCCGCAGCCGCTCGCCGAATCACCCTTCGAGCCGACCATGACCGGCTCCGAGGCGTCGGCGGAGACATGCGCATGGTATAAGCCGAATTTGGCCGGGGAAACATACGTGTACGTCTGCGTTACCACCCCTCCACCGTTGACCACTCCGCCACGAGGATGGGAAGTCACGAACGTTCCACGCCCCTCGCTGAGCAGGCCGAGGAACCCGCCGAGGAACAGATACCCGGAGTTGATGTCCGCCTCCACGCCGACAACGCCGTTCGGATCTGCCGCCGAGAGTTCGGCGAATGTATGGTATTTGAGCGTCGGGTCGGCTTGGAGGAACAGCGACGCGTGACCGGCCTGTGTGCCTTTGAAATATTCACGGTTAGTGTCCAGGTAGACGCTGCCGATTTTGGTGGCGTTGTCCGCAGCCTTGTATTCGCCCAAACGCATGAACGACCCCGGATCGGTGTCGCTCATTTGGCCTCCGTTGATTACGATGGTGGAGACTTCGCCTTTGGATTGGGTTCTGGATTCCGACGCGATGTAGGCGTCGTGACCGTCGCGCCCGTGCTTGAATTCGAGGCCTGAGCCTTCGGTCTTGTCACCGCTGTTGATTATCGACTGTCGGAACGTCGGTGAGATTCTGATTCGTCTGCCGGTGAGGCTCGTCTGGAACGTGCCGGTCAGCAGGTTCGACCCGCCATCGCCGTCCAGATAGACGGTCTGGTTATGAGCCGAATCCCACATCCGCAGGCCCGTCGAATTGAGCTTCACGCCCGTGTTCTCGGCGTCGGAGCTTTGGAATATCGCGCCGGTGAACACATAACCATGGAATTGGCCTGCCGCCACCTTATCCGACGTGATCGTGCCAGCCGCGATCTTGACAGCAGTCACCGCGTTGGCGGCGAGCTTGTCCGTGGTGATCGCGCCGGATACTATCTTGTCGGCGTTGACCGCGTTGGCGGCGAGCTTGTCGGCGTTCACGCTGTTGGCGGCCAGCTTGTCGGTCGTGACGGCGCCGGCCACGATGTCGCCGGCCTGAATCCGATGCGCGTTGAGCAGGGCCACGGTCATGTCCTCAGTGACCTTGAGCTTGCTCGTGGTCACCGAATTGGCCGCGAGCTTGTCCGCGGTGATGGCGAGCGAGACGATGTTCCGCGCCTGCACAGAGTCGGCGGCGAGTTTCGCTGCGGTCACCGCATCAGCAACCAGCTTCTCAGTGGTCACGCTGTTGGCCGCCAGCTTGTCCACCGTGACCGCGTTCGCGCTGATCTTCTCGGCGGTGACCGCGTTCGCGGCGATGGTCTTCGCGCCGACCGTCCCGGCAGCCAGAATGTTATTGGCCACAAGGTCGAATGGCGTGAAGCGCGTGCCATCCCACGTCAGCACCTCGACGACACGATCTGTGAGCGGCACTAAAACGCTTGGAGAAGCGTTGGGCGCGCCCGTCCAATACGTGTAGAAGTCGGCCAGCATGGAAGGGCTGTTATTTGGCGTGCCCTTCCAGCGAGTCCAATACTTCTGCGTCCGCCACCACATGTCACCCGGCTTCAACCCATCATGAGACGGCTCGTCCGGGCCACGGTAGATCAGGTTCTTGCCGTCAGCCGTGGTCTGCGCCTTTTTCGCGGCGGCCTGCGCCTGATTCGCTTGTGACGCGGCGTTGGCGGCGGCGGTTGAAGCCTTGTCGGCTGTGGATTGAGCGGTTTTGGCCGCATCATTCGCCTTGACGGCGGCGTTCGCCGCATCGGTAGCGGCCCTGTCCGTCACCGCCACCCAAGCCGACCCGTTCCACCGTTTCGGCGTGTTCGCGCCATTCGTCGTGTCGATCCACAAGGTGGTCGGCTTGCGCATCGACGCATCCGGCGCAGTGGACTGGATGAGCACGTCGGCCTTGCCGTTCGCCACGCCAGCGGCTGCGGCAGCAGCCGTATTCGCCTTCTGCGCCGCATTGGCCGCGTCCGTGGCGGACTGGGCCGCGCTGTCGGCGGTGGCCTTCGCCTGCGTCGCCACGCTCGAAGCGTTCGAGGCAGTGGCCTTCGCATCAGAAGCGTCCGTCTTGGCCGAAGCCGCGTCGGACTTGGCCGCATTGGCGGAAGCGTTGGCTGTGTTCGCCAGCGTCTCCGCGTTGCCGGCGGTCTTCTTCGCGCTCTCGGCGGCGGTCTTCGCCGCGCTGGCGGCGTCCTTGGCCTGACCGGCGGTGGCGGTGGCGCTCTTCGCGGCGGCAGTGGCCGCATTGGCGGTATCCTGCGCGGTCTTCGCCGCACCATTGGCCGTATCAGCCGTGCCCTGCGCGTTCTTCGCTGCGGCAGCCGCATTCTCAGCGGCCTTCTTCGCGTCGGTGGTCTTCGCGGCATTATCCGCGATGTCGGACTTGGCTTGTTCGATCTGCCTTTTGTTGTCCTCCACGTCGGCATAGCCCATGCGGTTCCACTTGGAGCCGTCCCACACGAGCGTGTCGATCACGCGATCAGACAGAGGCACCAAGACGCTCGGACTGTTATTCGGAGTCCCCGTCCAGTACGTGTAGAAGTCGGCCAGCATGGAAGGGCTGTTATTTGGCGTGCCCTTCCAGCGAGTCCAATACTTCTGCGTCTTGAGCCACAGGTCTCCGACGATGAGATTGTCCTTCGGCTCATCAGGCCCACAGAAGGTATGGTTCTTCGAGTGGGCTTCGGCATACGCCTGCGCCGCCGACTCCTTCGCCTTGCTGATCTCGCCGTTCGCCGCTGTCAGGTCGCTTTTGGTCTGCGCGATGTCCTTCCGGGCCTGAGACAGATCGGCCTTGGCCTGCGTGAGCGTCCGGTTCGCCGTGTCGAGATTCGACTTGTTGGCTTGGATGTCCTTCCGCGCCTGATCGAGCTTGGCCGTATTGTCCTTCAAAGCCGTCTTGTTGTCAGCCAAATCCTGCTGGATTTGCTTGACCTCTTCCGGCGAGACCGCCGACGCGACCGTCACCGAAGCGACTGCCGACCAGTCGGAACGGTTGCCCGCATGATCGACCGAACGAAGGGCATAGGAGTGGCGGGAACCAGCGGCCAGACCGGTCACAAGATAATCGCCCCGACCGGACTGGGTGGCGCTGATGACGGTCATGCCGGACGCATTGACACCCTCGCCGACCTCGACATGGTCGAAATCCGATTCCATCTGAGCGCCAGTGCTTGTCCTGCCATCCCAATGGACGGTCACCACGCCAAGCTCAGACGACAATACCGGCTTCGACGGTACGGAACACGGCGTCACGTCCGACTCGACGGTGGCCACGATGACGCCGGACCATTCGCCGAGCCTGTCCGAATACGTCGGCACAGCCCTGACGCGCACCTCGATTTGCGTGCCACAGTCCAAGCCGCCGAAGCCAAGCTGCGCCTTATCGGTCACGCCGGCCGCATGCCAGGGCGCACCGTCCACGTGCCTGCGCCATTCGACGAGGTACGACGATATCTCGATGGCCGTGTCGTTCGTGGCCTGCGTGACGGCGGACCATGAGACGGTGGCCAGACCATGCGCGTAGCCATCGCCGCCGATGTACGCATCGGTCCTCGCCACAAGACCGAGAGGGGCCTTCGGCACACGATGGTCACGGTCGGAGGAGGCGGTCGTGCCGCCCTCGCTTCCCGCCAACGCGGCGCCGCCGGTGATGCCCTTGATCTTCCTCGCCTGACGCACGGAAGCGTCATACTTGATATCATTCAGAGCGATTGAGCAGGATAAGCCCTCGTTCTGGCGCATGCTCAGGTCGATTTCCTGCACGCGCACCTTCTCGCCGTGAGTGACGGTGGGCGCGGTGATCCAGTCGCCGGCATGATAGTCGACGAGCGGCAGACTGTCCACGCCGGAAACGATAAGATCGCGCGTGTACTGGCCTCTCACCCTCGCCGCATCATCCAAAGTGCTCTGCATAAAGGCCTGAGCGGTGTCCTTGTCGGACACGCCACCCTGCGAGCTATAGGATTCCCACTTGCCCCAAGGCGTCGGAGCAGCCGGATTGTCCATGCGAAAAAGCAGATTATTGTCACCCTCCACGAGGATCGTGGACGCGAGGTCGCTGATGCTCTCCTCATACGGGGCCTCGCCGATGTCACGGGCAAGCCGGAGTATGACCTGCTTGCTTAGATCACGGCTCAAGGCGGTGCTGTCCGCGTTCCACATTTTCAACGTGCGCCCGCTGGTGCGCCAGTCGCAGCCACCGCCATTGACCAGCGAGCTGAGAATGGTCTGCAGGTCGGTGCCCAAGGAATAGTAAAGCGTGTATTTCCTCGCCCATGCCGCGCCGCCCGCGTCCTTCGCGGTGTCGAAGCCGAGCGTAAGGCCGGTGGCCACGCCACCACGAGCCTTATTCTCGTCAAGGAGCGTCTTGAGAATCGTGCCCGGATTGGCAGAATAAAATGGGCGCTTGCCCTTGTTATCGCCGTCCGTGAGCAGATGGCTGGAATCATTGTTCTCCGCCTTGGACAGGAGCCAGCTGATCGACTGGCCACTGTAAGTGACGGTGCGCGTCCGGTCATCGGTCTTACCGGAACGTCCGGTGATCACGAAACGCGCGTTGTCCGGCTCACGATAGCCTGTTCCATCCGACACCTCCACGGCCACTTCGAGACCATCGGTAAGCTCACGATCGAACGCCTGCGCGGCACCGGACAGCATCGAATATTCGATGCTGATCGCACCATCATCATCGTGGAGCATCGAAGCGCTGAAGCTCACCGGCTCCGCAAGGACGCCGATACGCGCGCCAAAAGGCCGGTAGGCCACCAGACGAGCATGCAAAGACTTGCCCATGATTAGCTACTCCCATGATTGCAAAAACCGGCAGGTCACCTTGTCGGTGCCGCCGGTCTGTCTGATATCGAGCCGATAGTCACCGGAATCTATCGCCGGCCACACCTGCAGTGGCTCGGTGGTCCAGTCAACGCCATTCGACGCATCCGTACCACCGGACCATGCGTCGGCATTGTCCGCCGTCCACGCCCTGCGACTGGCCACATCGACGAAGAGGTAAGGACGCGAGGCGTCGCGTTCGCCGCCCCACATGAGATTCGTGCCACTCACCGGATCCGAAATGGTCACCCCAGTGACCGCGCCGAAGCGCAATACCAGCGTGGTGATGGGCGCGTTGGAAAGCCAGCCATCCGGAAGCGTGTCGAAAAGCTCGGACGGACTGACGTTAGGCAATCCCTGCCAGCGCGTCCAATACCCCTTGCCGCTCGGCTTGGAGACCCCGCCCGGCAGGAGCCTGCCGCCCGACGCGGGAAGAACCTTCTCCTGCCACAACTCGCCACTCCAATACACGTCCGGCAGTTGGAATACGGCGGTCGCTGCCCTGTGGTCATCCCACGGAATCTCGTCACCGTCCGGCTGACAGGACGTGCACACCGCTTTGGCGGTCATGCTCCGCGTCAAGCCGGAGGCCGTGTCACGCTCCACACGAGTCAACTCGGATGCGAAGCGGCAGAGCCGGTAGAAGCGGTGCATCAGAGTATCCGCATCAGGCCCGTCCGTAATGAATCTGAGCGTGATTTCCGGCGCGTCGAAAGCCACCGGACCGGCTGGGAGCATCATGCCATTCCGACCATTTACCGTGACGGAATCAATGCGCGGGCTGATGCTCGCGAAATGGGTAGTGCCGACGATCAGACTCGAATGCTCACCGGTCAGCTGCTGACCATTGATGAGATAATCCGCGAGAATCATTGCACCACCCTTTTCCTGTCACCATTGCGGCATTGCCGCCGTCTGCAATCTTTGCTGCGTGCTGATGCTCGTCGGAGCAATCGCCGGATAGTTGAACGTCTGCGTGACGAAGGTGTTGCCACCACCGCCAGCATTGAGATTCGCGCGTCCCGCCTTCGACGCATCCACGTCGAAACCACCGTTGATCTGCGCGTTCATGCCGTTCACGGTGCGCTGCACGTCCTTCCAGCCAGACTTGAGACTCTTGTCGAATCCCTGCATGATCGCCTGACCGGCGGGCTTGAGCATCACCCTGTCGTAGCTGAGCGGGCCTTTGTGCCTGACGATCCAATCGCCTATGCCGCTCACAAAGCTCTTCACCCTGCCGAAAGCCGCCTTCAAACCATTAAGCAGACCATTGATAATGCTCGCGCCAGCGTTCCACAGCCACGCGCCAGCACCGGCGAAGCAGCCCATGATCGCACTGCCGATGCCGCCCAAAAATCCGAGCACGCCCTGCACGACACCATGCACGATCTGACTAAAACCATTCCACGCCTGACTCCAATTTCCGTGAATCAGACCGGTCACCAGATTGATGACGCCCTGAATGACATTAACAATGCCACTGACAACCGAAGCGATCCCATTGATGACGCCCTGGATGAACGGCAGCATCGCTTGAATCGCCGGCAACAGCGTCGCTTGAATGAATCCCACGATCGCGGAAATGATGGTGGACACCAATGGCGCGAGAGCCTGAACCACAGGCATGAGCGCCTGAATCACGGCCATGACCTCATTGATCACGGCAATGACGATCGGCTGGATGCCTTGGATGACCGGAGTAATCGCCGTGATCACGGAGGTCACCACGGTCAGAACGCCCTGGATCACCGGCACCAAAACGCCCACCAAGGTGGAGATGATCGGCGTCAGCAGCGGAATGATCTGACCGATCACATTCGTGATCACCGGCATCACGGCTGCCGTCAATTGGCCCAAGGCCGTCATGAGAGCCTGAATCGACGGCTGCAGCATCTGGAATGCCTGCTGCAGGCTGGCTAAAACGTTTTTCAGCATCTCGCCGAACTCGCTGCGCAATTGCGGGCTCGTGGCGATCAATCCGGCCAGAGCGCCAATCACAAGAGTGATAGGCCCGCCAAGACCGGACAGCACGCCGCCAAACTTAGACAGCAGGCCGCCAATCACCGGCACGCCACTCAAACCACTCAAAGCGCCACCAAGACCAGCCGCGCCAAGCAAGCCGGTCACGGCGGCGATAGGACCGGACAACGAGCCAAGGCTATTCGACAGGCCGCTGAAATCAATCTTGCCGATCTTGTCAGCGACAGCACCGAACACCTTTTCCAAGGGTGGACCGATCTTCTCGGCCAGCGACGCCACCTTATCAAAAAACGCGGTGATGAGCGGTTCGACGGCCTGCACCATCTTGATGACCGCACCACCGACACCGCCGAAAGCAGCGATGAGATCATTGCCGACCGAAGTCTTCAACCCGGCGATCTCATGCTGGAGTATCGTCATCTTGCCCTGCGGGGTCTGTGCCAAGGCCTTGTTGATGCCGCCGAAGTTGGCTTCCAGCACCTGCGCGGCCATGGCTGCCTTCTCCGACGCACTGCCCTCCTGGAGGACTTTCTTCTGCGCGTCGGTCATGGTCACGCCATATTTAGACAGTGCCGTGGCGTTGCCGGTCATGACCTTGCCGAGCAGGTTCGCTATCTGCACGCCATCCTGCGCCGTCGCGTTATAACCCTTGTTGTTGGCGATCATGTCCGCCAAAGCGGGCGTCAACGTCTTGACCTGATCGGCCGTCAGTGCGAAGGTGCCGAGCTGCGCCTGAGCGGCCTTCAAGGTGCCGCCGGATATGACGCCGGTCTGTCCAAGCGTCTTATTCAGGCTGAGCAGTGACTTCTGCTCTTCGTCCGCCCAATTGTTGTTCTTGGCGACCTGCTGGAATTTCGCGGTCACCTCTTCGGCCTTGAGCGCCGCATCGACGGACTGGCGTCCGAAGTTGACGAGGTATGCGGCCGCTGCGGTGGCCGCGCCGGACACGACGGTGGCCATGCCCTTCGCGGCGTTGCCGATACCCGACACGGCCTTGGACGCGAAGCCGGACGCCTTGCTCAAACCGGAATGCAAGGCGCTGCCGGCTTTCGTCGCCGCGTTCCTCGCCCCCTCCGGCAAGGCGTTCCACACGGAGGAGAACCTCCCCTTGACGGAGGAGGCGACCTCTCCGGCCGTCGCGTCGATCTTCTGCACTGCGGCATTCACGCCTGGAATCTTGCCGACGATCTGCTGTGCCGCCGACGTGAAGCCGGACGCCAGACGGACGAAAGCGTTCTTGGACTTGTCCGACTCTGCGGCCAATTGCGTTTCGAGGTCCTTGAGCCGTCCCTGCGCCGTTTTGAGGTTGTCGGACGCCGCCTTGAGATTGTCGGCCGCCGCCTTCTGCCGGATCTGCGCCTGCTCCAATTTGATGGCTGCGGCCTGCGCCTGGGTCGAATCGGCCCCGTATTTCTGCGTGGCCGCGTTCAGCTTCTCCTGAGCGGCCTGCACCTGCACGGACGCGGCCTTGAATTTCAGCAGGGCGTCCGTGTTCTTCTGGCTCGCCTGCGCCACATCCTTTTTAAAGGACCGCAGGGCGTCGGAATTCAACTCGGCGGCACCGCTGTTGAAGCCGTTTTTGAAGGCGTTGCCGACCTGCTTGCCCTGCTGCGCCCCGTTGAACCCTTTTGAAAAGGCGTTTTTCAGGTCGGAGACTGCCTTGCCGGTTTCTTTCGCCACGTTTTGGCGGAAGCCCTTCATTTGCGGGAAAATACTCACATGCGCAGAGCCAAGCTCGCTACCGCCAGCCATGACAGCCTCCTCTATTCACTTGTCTTTTTGAAGCCGAAGATGCTGCTCATCGACGCCAAAGCTGCACGACGCTCCTCATCGGTCACTTCGACATGCTTTTCTCCAGCCTTTTCGGGCGCGAGGTCACCAAGAATCGACGTGCCACCAAACTGAATCGCGGTGATGATAGCCGTCGCATCCATCGGCAGCACCATATGCACCGCAGTCATGCCCGTATACGTCGATGGATCCGCCGAAAGACTCTCCCACAATGCGATCGCGTCGCGGTAGCGGAGCCTGCCGCCCAGATCGGCCTGCAGACTCCACCCGCGAGCCGCGAAATCAGCCCTTATTCGATTGCCGTCTTCCCCCTGGAGGAACTGGCAGAAGCCGACGATTTTCCCAATTCCACACCCTGAATCTTCGCCAAAACCTCGCCGTAATCGTTGAGAATGTTGAAGGGGACCATGGCCGGCTCCTTCGCCAGCTCCTTGGCCGCATCCTCGCCCGCGAAAGCCGCAAGAACGTCCTTCAAAGCCTGAATCTGCTCCGTGTTCGACTGCAGGTCGCTCAGACGCACGAAATCATCAATGCTCAGATTCAAGGGCAGCTTGTAAATATGTCCATGAGGAGCCAAAAACCAGACGCTGCCGTCCTTGATGAGGTGCTTCACCTTCATCTGCTCGGCGGACGCTTCAAGCGCCTTGTCCTCATCCTCCTGAGTCCATGCGTCGAAGTCGGCGGCGGAGGGCATCACATTCTTGGTCATTTCTTCCTTCTTTCAAACGACTGTAAAAATTCCTTTACATTCATGGATGAAGAGGAAGAATCCCAGCACATGCGAAGAAAGGAAGAAAGAAACACATGCTAGGAAGAATCAATGTCAGTCGGCGACCGGCTGAGACTCGGAATCATCAGCATGATGATCGCCGGTATTAGAACCGGATGAAACAGTCGGAGTCACGAAGGACTCCAAATACTTGCTGGCGCCGGAATCACAGACGGGATCCTGGATCCATTCGATAGTCCAGGCGTCGCCGGTGTTCTTGCCTGCGGTCTCCTCCCCAGGCTCATTGCCGGTCAGATTCACGACACCCAGACGGCGGCGGTGCGTGCCGTTTTTGAAAACGGTCTCCTTGTAGCAGAACCACTTGCCGTCCTGAATGATATCGGTCACGTGGTAGACGCCAGTGGAGTCCGCCGTCCCGATGGTCATCTGGCGCGTGATGCTGTTATCCTCGGCCACGGTGAACTGTTCGGTCAGCGAAGCCTTGCCATTAATGCTGTAGCCGGGCTGATGGAACTTGATCGCATCATCGGCATCACGACTGTCCTGAGGCGCGCCATCCTCAGTGATAAGGCCGACGAAACCGCCTTTGCTGAAAATAGTGTCCAAGCTGGTCTTCACGTCGGCCACGGTCGGCGCGATGAGAGCAGCGTTCAGCGTCTTAGACGCGTCGTAGGGCGCAAAACGGTAGGCGCTTGTAACCACGACCTTCGCGGCGCTAAGGTCATTGCCAGCTGAATCAGCAGCCATATCTTGTCCTTTCAAACAAAAAGGCGTTGAAACACAACGTTTCAACGCCTTGAAAATTCAGAAAACTTAAATTATTGGAATTCCCCGATGGCGGAGAATTCGAAAGTCAGATAGCATCTGGCGATATTCGCGTCCTCGGCCACGAAATACGGGCCATTGCACCCGTCCTCTTCGATTGCCGCGATCGGGGAACCATCAAGCGAGCAAATATCGGGGTCGGTGAGCAAACCGTAGATTCTGGATGCCAAGTCACGGCACGGTTTCGGAACGGCACGAGCCCCGTAGCGCACGGTCACGCCGACGCTCCGGTCGAAGAGCACGCGATTCGACTGCGATCCGCCATCGTCACGCACCACGACGAGCGGCCGTGAGCCGTCGTAATCGTCCGGCTCGCGATTCGAAACGATGATCGTCGGGAAAGACGGCTTAAGCCTGGCACGTAGAAAAGAGCAGATCCACAATTCAATGTCTGGCGGCAAGACCATGGTCATGTTTTGCCTGCCTTCAACGCCTTGCGGAGATTGCCCGTCTTCGATTCCACGAGCAGGGTCTTTGGGTCGGTGCCGACCACCATGCAGGTGGTGCGGTGCGCGTGCTGCACCTCCTTGATCTGGAGGCCATCGCGATACGCTCCAGTGTCCACCGGAGCATGCGCTTTCGCACATTCGAGTGTCTTCTCGGCGGCACGACGGGTCATGGCCTTGACACCAGCCGAATTCATCAATTCGTCAAAATATTTGTCGTTGAATTTGACCATCACTCCCAAAAGCCGTCACCCCCTGTATTCGGATAGTGGAATCTCGATCGTCGGCTGCCACGACGTGAAAGCATTCGCGTCACGACTCGGATAGCCGCTGACCTCCCAACGTCGCCCGTCATCCGGCAACGCCTGAATCCTGTCACCCGGCATGATGTCCAAGGACGGATCAGGAGACGTGAGATAAGCCGCGCTCGTGGTCTGCTCGCGCAGGCCGTCGGGCGTGCGCGTGCTGCTGGAGCTGGCGAGAGCGCCAGCGAAATCCAAAGTTTCCGGATTAGACCAGTCCTCGCCAGCCTGCTCGCCGGAATACGGGTCATGGGCCTTCCTCGCACGAAGTCGCCGCCACTTGGTGGCGCCCGGCATACGCCATCCGCCACCGTCGTTCATATCGTCAAGCAGGCTCATGGCAATCCTCCAAGCCGGTAGGGTTTGAGCTTGTCCTTCTCGTCCTGCATGAGCGACACCACATCGAAACTCGCGCTGGAGCCGTTCGTGGACTGGGATTTGACGAGACCGACCGGGCTCATGCCGGCTCGCTTCGCGGCGCTGATGAGCACCTGCTGCACGTCCGGCGCGTCATCGTATCCGGCATGGATCGAATAATGGATGGCCGCAACGCCGACAGGGAAGCCACCGGACAGGGATTCCACCAAACCCGTCTCAGGGTCATAGGCGTAAGCCAGCTTGTTGCCGTCGCGGTCGGTCAAGGATTCGATGCTCGTCACATGACGGGCTGGCAGTCGAATCACCGTGCCGCCGCGAGTGTTCAGCACTCCTGTCAATGCCACGTTCGGCATGACATGCCAACCGCATTCGCGGCGGATGGCCGCCTGCGCGGCCCTGAGCCGGAAGGCTGCGTCATCCTCGAACGCCGAAGGGTCGGCAATCATGTCAGGAATCACATTCGCTTCATCACTCATGCCGACCTCCACGCTTACTCTGCAGCCATCAGGCCAGCCGCAATCAGAGAATTGACCAAGGCGTCGAATTCGCTCTTGGTTGGTGTGGCGCCGGCGGCCAAAGCCACATGCGTTGCAGGCTTCACTGCAACGCTGCCAATATCGGTCGGCTTGCCGTTGGACCCGACGAAGACCACATCGGCCACGTTGGCATTCGGGTCAAGCTTCGCCGCCGAGGCTGGAATCACTCGAAACTGTCGAGCCATATCACGTCTCCTTACTTAAGGGTCAGCTTGACGAAAGCCTTCGGCTTGCGCACAGCCAAAGCCACACGCTCCTTGGCGCGGATGGTCACAAGATCGGAGATGAAGTCGGTGTCATTGGAATTGGTGGCCTCAACCGTCACGCCGCCCTTGCGATAGAAGGTGGCAGCACCCTTAAAGGAGCCGACGATGGCTGTACCGGCGGCGACAGCGGGAGTCACCACGGTATCCAGACCCCAGAGGCGCGGAGTGATGGTCAGCGCGCCACCATTCACGCCGTAGAACGGTCCACCGCCGATGAAATTGCCATCATTGTCCTTCTTCAACCGAATGGCCTCATAGTCTGTCGGATTGATGACAAGGGCATCCGGCATCATGCCGGTCGTGATGGAGATCATCGACTGCGCGTGCAGGACGGCAACGTCATTGCCAGCGTCGGTAGCGGTGTATGACTGGATTCCTTCACGATTCAGCAGGCCCTTGATGTTCTTGCCGGTGCCGTCGCCGTTGAGCAGCTGCTGCTCCTCGACGATGCTCAAGTCGTAGAGCAGGCGTCCATCGATGTCGGACTTCAGAAATTCGAGGTCGGTGATCATGTCGTTGGATTCCTTGATAAATCCAGCGATTGTGGACAAAGCGTCGGTGTGCTCTGTCGCGTTCGCGTAATGGATCTGGCTGAATTTCTCGCCTTCGCCGACGGTTTTGAAATCGCCTTCCTTTTCGCCTTCCACGTAGTAGATGATGGCCTGTCCGCTCATCGCACCGACACCGAATAGGTTGGTGATGGTCGGACGGCGGTAAGCCTGGACGAAATTCGGGTCCACGTAGGTCAGCAGGGAGCCGTACGTGCCGGACGGGCCACCTGTAACCTGCGTGTCAGTGTTGGCCTTGCGGCGCGGAGCCCATTCCGGCGCTGCGATTGACGCTCCCGACACTCCCTTTATCTTCGCCAGCTGTTCGCCGATGTTCTTCACGACGAAATCGCCAAGAGACTCGCCGGATGCGGCGCCGCTCTTCTGGGTGTCCGCCAGATTGTCGGTCAATCCCGCAAAACGCTTATGCACCGCATCCACCGTTTCGATGGAATCCTGCAATTCGTGCGCCTCGGCGTTCAGACCCTTCAGCTTCTCGATGTCGGAAGCGTCGAGATTATCCTCGCCCTTGGCCAGCACCGCTTCGATGGCGGCCTTGGTCTTGGCGAGACGATCATTGAAACTCATTTGGTCTCCTTGTTGTCCTTGCCGCCAGTGACCAGTTCACGGGCGGATTTGATTACATTCAGACGCTCGGCCTTCTCAGCCTCCGCGTCCCTACCCTTATCAGGGGCAAGCTTCTTATCATCCTGTTTCTCGCCGGTCTTGGAACCATCCGGCTTATCTTCGTCGGAAGTGCTGGAATTGTCGGAATCGATGCCTTCCAACACCTCGTTCAACGACGCCAATGCGGCACGAAGCTTCTCCTCATTGGCGGAGCTGATGGCGCGACCTGACTTCACCGCCAGAATCTCGGCCTGCTGGTTCGCGGCCACCGGCACCACGCTGATCTCGAAAAGCTTGATCTGCTGGAATTCGGAATGGCCGCCCCACGGGCCATCGCCCTTTTCCGTGATCCACGCGGTCTTCGTCGGCACGAAGCCGATGCTCATCTGATGAACCCTGCCATCCTTAAGCAGGTCGTAAGCCTGCTGGGCGGTCGGATTATCCTCGATATCGAGCTGGGCCGAGATGAGCAGACCCTTCTCGTCCTCCACGGCGCTCAAGGTGCGTCCGATGATGTCGGTCGGTTTGCCGTCCTGATGGTTCCAATGGATCGGGATGCCTGCTCCGCCGTCGTAGTCCTTCTCCAAGGTCTCCGCGAAAGCGCCCTTGGCGATCACGTCGCCCTGCAGGTCCTTATTGCCGAAAGTGCTGGCGTAGCCGCTGAAAACGCCTTCGCCAGCCGAATCATCCAAGGATTTCACGTTGAATCTGAGCTGTTTGAGATTCACTGTCCTTCTCCGTTCACTGGATTGTTCTGTTGCGCGTTCTGCGTCCTGCCGCCATCCTGCGGGCTGGGCTGTCCGCCGATTGCCACGTTCAGTGGCGTCAACAATTCGTCGCCACCATCAAGCTTCGGATAGTTGAGGATGCGCCGCGCCTCGTTCGTGGTCATGAAACTACGCCCCGTGGCCGTGCTGAGCGCCTGATACTGTTCGGAGAACGTTCCGCGCAGCTTCGCGTCAACATTCGCTTCGATGTAGGCGTCCGGCTGGCCGAGCGCGTCTGGCAGCAGCAAATTGAGCGACTGTTCGAATGCCACGATGTACGGCATCAATTCCACATTCCACATCTGCTCCTTGAAGGCTCCGATGTTGGAATTCGTGCCGCTGCGGAAGCCTAGATTTTCTGGCGCGATGTGGAATGCGTTGGCCACGTCGATGCGAATCCTGTCCCTCGCGTCGATGTCCTGCACGTCGATCGGCTTGAACGCGTCCACGGTCTTGATTTCCATGCCGTCGTTGAGCAGCGGCCAGCCACCGGCAAGATTCCCGCCGGACTTGTAATTGCGCATGCCCTGCACGAATTCGTCCTGCGCCTCCTGCGACGGCCACGGCATCTCCTTCGGACGGGAGATGTACGCTGGAATCTGACCGCCGTTCTTCGCTATCGCACGTCGATATTCGGCCATCTCACGTGCCTCCGCCAAAAGCGGTGCGAGAGTGCCAGACACGGGAGAACCGCCGATGCCGGACGTGCTATAGCCCACATCCAGCAGAATCTGCGGGTCTGGCAGTTTGAAATACCGGCTTCCTTCCGGCTGTCCGGTGCTGATCTGTACGCCGGTGATCTCGTCAAGGGTATTGCCGGAAAGCGTGAAATTCTGCACTGGAATACGCCGCAGCCACAGTCTGCCGGACTGCCTGTCGGCATCCAACAGGCAAAGCCAACGGTCATTGAGCAGACCATCGCAGAGCAGCGAGTAGAAGAATCGGTAGCGCGTCATCCCTGGAAGAACGCTCGGCTTTGCCATCAACTGCGCCAAATGGCTTGTCGTGTTCTCCACACGGTCACCGTCAGGCTGGCGAGTGTAGACCTTGAACGGCATGCTGGCGATATTCCGCGCGATATGGTCGATGACGGTGCGCACCGCAGCCTCTCGCTCGTAGACTCCGGCACCGAACCAATCGACTGGCAGCTGCGCGACCTGCGAAATGTTGACTGGCGATTCGGAGAACTTCTGGGCCACGGATACTGGGCTTTTCTTGAACCATCTGGAAAAGAACCCCATGAAACCTCCTCACTGGGTCATACGACTGCGAAATGGGTCACGCTCGGCTCATATTTCGGTTTTTCGTTTTCGACTTGCATGGTCTCCAGCGCGTACAATGCCTGCGATTCGGCGACCAAGCCGGAAATCTGCAATGCTGATTTCGTCCTGTCCCACACCTCGACCTCGCCAAGACGCCGGGACACGGCCACTGAAACCTGCTGTTCGATGGCCGGTTGCGGCAGGTGCCGTAGCTTTCCCTCGCGCACTCGGTCGAGGAAACGCCCGCAGCACGCGCCCAGACGGAAGCCTTCGATGAGATGCACCGTCCACCCTTTTTCGATCAGCGGGTCGATGAAGTCCACAGCCGGACAGCCCTTCGACTGCACGGCAATCTCACAAATCGACGGCCAGCTCTCACGAAGCAGGTCGAGATAATGCGGCACCCACAGCATGCCGTCACGACGAGCGATCAACTCAACATGAGGCAACCCGTCCGCACGCATTCCGGCGGCGGCCACATACGTGGTCTTACGGTCAGCGCTCGTGTCCACGGACAGCACGACACGATTACCGTCAGGAATCGTGGAACGCGAGTCGATGCCGCTGGCCCACATCTTCGGACTGATGAAAGGAATGATGTCAGCCGTAACCCACTGACACAGGACCTCGGTACGGAAAGCGGCCTCGGTCATGCCATCGATATCCGACCGGACGCTCGTCACTGTCATCGGCCCGTAACCGAGCGACGGATTCGCCTGGCGAATAGCGTCGGCATCATCCACCGGACACTTGTCCGGAGCGCTCCATTCGAAAAAACCGAAGCTCCCGTCCTGCTCGCCGGACAGGAACACGTCGACCGGATTGCCACCGTCGGCACTCAGGCGCGTCCACTCGTCAACAAGCTTGCGGCCCTTGTCCACCTGCTTGCGCAACGCGACGGAACGATAGTCACCAGCGTTCGAAATTCCCCATAATTGGCTCGACCAGACGGCCTTCGTGGTCTGGCTGACGGCATTCCAGCCATCATCCGTATGCTGCTCACGAAGCTCATCGAACACCACGCGCGCGGCCGACTTTGCTCGAATGTTCTTATCGGCACGGACGATATAGCGCGCCTTCGAGCGGGTGATGATCGCCTCCTCGCCGTTCGTGTTGACGAATTTCTGCGTCATCGCGGCGAGATCCGGAATCACCAGATCCGCTTCCTCATCGGTCGAAGGCTGAGGATTGCACCATTCCTTGACCTGATTGTAAGGGCCTTTCGCATTGTCCAACGTCTGCGCGGCACCGACCACAAGGAACTTCACGGGCGGCACCCTGTCCGGATGCTTATTGGAATCGACGAAAAGCCACCATGCGGCCAAAACGCCCATCAACGTTGTCTTGCCATTCTGGCGGGCGACAAGCACGATGACCTTGCGGAAGCGATAACTACCGTCCTCAAGCAGTTCAAGCGCATGCACTAAAAGCCATTGTTGCCACGGGTAAAGGTGGACATGCAGCATGATCTCCGCGAACGCGATCACCGCGAAACCATTGCTCGTCTCCCTCGTCAACGGCCTGAGCGGCGGCGTGAAGATACGAGGCAATGTCACACCATGCCTCTCATCATCGACGGCACCGAAAACCGTAAGATTCTCAGCCGCCATCGGACACCTCCTAACCGAACCGCTTCATGAACTCGTCCATCTGGACGATCTTCGAACTGGAAGATGACGGAGCGGTATTAGACGTGGCTTGCCGAGCCTCGCCAGCCAAAGCGTTACGAGAGGAAGGCGTGGCACCAAGCTGCGTGAGCACATTCATCAAATGCGGCACCAGATACAGGGCCTTCGTCACCTCCACGCCGGTACCATGTGCCACCGCATAATCGATCTGCGCGCAGATCATGCGACCGGACTGTACAAGAGCCGTGTCAGCATCTCCGATAGACTCCCCCAGCCCATCGATCGTCTTCTCATATGCCTGCAGCAGACCATTCTCACGCTTTTCCGGAGCATCAAGCAGACGCATACGCTGCTCGCCGATGGAAAGACACTTGTCAATCATCTTCGCGTCACCCTTGAGCGCACGCGGATACGCTGCACGATAAAGATTATCCAAGCGGTCAAGCTCCACCTGCCGCTCAGTATCCACATCCTTACAACGCTGATTCTCCTTCAAAACGCGACGGATCGCGTTCTCAGCAGACTTAACGTCGCGGAACCCCAACTCGTCACGAATCTCGGCAATGCTCATGGAAGCGGAGAACAGCTTCAGTGCTTTCCTGTCCTTGTCAGCAGGCATCGGACACCTCACTCAGTGGTAAAATCATGCTCCTTGCCGTCACAGCGTGGAATGATGCCAGTGTGCTCCTGGAAACGTCGGCAGATGACATCGCCATATCGAGGGTCAAGCTCGCAGAGCACGGCGCGCATCTTCAAATCATATGCGGCGATCAGAGTGCTTCCCGATCCTCCGAAAGGATCGAAAACGGTGCCGCCAGGCGGGCATGAGTTGCTTATCATCGCCTCGATAAGACCAACTGGCTTCATGGTCGGATGCTCCGCGTTGCGTGAGGGCTTGTCAAACTCGAACACCGTAGCCTGCTTGTTATCGCCATACCAGTGGTCTCCACCACGGCCAAGCCTTCCGGCGCCACCGGGCGTGAACCCGTAAAGAATCGGCTCATGCTTCCACTGGTAGTCGGAATGACCAAGGACGATGGTGTTCTTTACCCAGACAAGGTTCTCCCTGAACATGCAGCCTGCGGCCTCGAATGCCTCCTGGAAGAACGTCCTTGCCGTGTCGGCGTGAGCCACATATGCCGGAGTGCCAGGCTTGGAGCATCGGACTATCTGAAGGAAGGCGTCGGCGACTACCTCCTGGAAATCCACGCCGGAATCGTTCTGAATGGTCAGTTTATCCTTCGTCTTGCCTTCATATGAGACGCCATACGGCGGGTCAGTCCAGACGCAATCCGCCTGCCCCCCCCCCAAACGCTTTGTCCACGAGAGCGTCATCAGTGCAGGAGCCGACGGCGAGAACACTGTCTCCCAGCTCCCAAATCTGGCCCTCCTTGGTGAACGTCTTGCCCTCATCGGGCACGTCGGGCACATCATCGGGGTCATTCAATATGGACGGCTTGCCTGCGGATGCAAGAATCGTCTTCAAATCATCCTCGGAATATCCAGTGCCCTCAAGGTCGGACACCGACTGGAGGATGACAGCCAAATCAGCCTCGTCATAGCCACCTAAATCGGCTAGACGATTATCAGCCAGCACAATCTGCGCAGCCTGATCGTCGTCAACATCGACTGTCGTCGCCTGAATGGTCTTCCAGCCGAGCTGCTTCGCAGCGAGATACGTGTGATTGCCGGCCAGAATCTCCATCCGCTTCGAAGCGTTCGTGCCGAGATTCACCACAATCGGACGATACTGGCCACGCTTGCGCAGAGAGGATGCGATGGCATCCACGTCACCGCGACGTGGATTACGACGATACGTGTGGAGTTCGGAAATCGGGAACTCCCGCACCTCAAGATTCATCGCTCCCTTTTCTCCTTTCATCATTAACGTCCCTCACGCGCGCGATGGGGTACCGAACGCAGCGGGGAGAGGAAGAGCAACCACGCGGGCAGTAGGTCGGTTCGGGGTGGTTTTCAGGATTTCACCGCCCCTATCCCTTTGGTGGTTGATGTTTTAGTTGCTTGTGTTGATCCATTGTCGGCTTAGTGTGCCGATTGGCGTTGGCGGATCTTGGTTGCCTCTCAAGCGGTTGCAGCTGGTGTGGCTCGGTTTGAAGCCTGCTGGGTCGAATTGGAGTTCGGGATGCTTGCTGACGGGGAACATGTGGTCGAGGTTGAAGCTGTCATCGGTAGTGTTCTTCGTCGACTCGTAGTCGATGGGCATTCCGCAGAGCCAGCAGACTGCATGGCTCGCCTTGCATTGGGCGAAGAATGCGGCCTTGTCCTTCTCGAATTGGCGTGTGGTCTTGCGTGTCCGTCCGACCATGAATCGTCTACCTTTCGGCATGTTGCGTTCATTCGACTTGCAAAACTATAGATATTATGTTACTATAGTTATATCGGCCAATGAAAGGAGGTGAACATGAAATGGACGGACATCGTAAGCGCCATCAGCTCGGTGGTGAGCAACATCATCGCACTGGCGGCGCTGGTCATCTCGCTCAGAAGGCCACCTAGGCACGGCAGATGACAAGAGGGTTCCGAGCACTCCTATTGCCCGGAACCCTCCGGTTCCATCCTATTTCATGACCACTATGAAGACAAGCACCATATTCGCGGCATGCGGCATCATATGCGGCCTGACGTCGGCTACGCTCGGCTTCGCCGGAAAACCATGGCAGGCCGGACTGTTCGGACTCGCTGCGGGCATCTGGAGCATCGCCACACTCCTCATGGACAGAAGGGGCGGCAATGACGACTGAATATCTCGGCGTCAAGCAGGTCGCCGACCGTCTCGGCATCACTCCGGGTGGGCTGCTCAATTTGAAGCTGCCGGAGCCTGACGCAATGATTGGCCGCACGCGCGGCTGGCTTCCCGAAACCATCGATGAATGGAACGCCAACCGGCCCGGCCGCGGCGTCGGGGGAGGCAGGCCACGCAAACATCACGAGGACGAAAGCGAGGAGTAACATGCTTGTCCGCGGAGCTATCGATATGTACGGGATAAGAATACCCGGGCGTCTTGCCGAGAGGATCGACATGCGATCCACGATCGAACTTCTGCCGCATGAATGCGGCGCCATCAACGTCGCACTTGATGCAATGGCAAAGGAGTTCGACAGACGGCCGCCTCTGATACGGAATTCGGCTCTTTTGGTGTTTATCCCGGGTTCAGGGCTTTCTCTGACGTATGACGAGAACGCCTTGGGCGTCACGAAGTCGGTTCTTGTTTTCCGTGTGGGGTTGTGGCGACAACTATATCCCGGTTCTGACAGCGCGCCGATTCTTTCGGTGATCGAGGAAATGTGCCATTGTTTTTATGGCATTGCCGACGAAACCGAAGTGAAGCATATGGTATCCGATATAGTGCGGCGATATATCAATCCGGACAAGACCTTTGAGACCCTGTTTCCGAATTGGCCGGCCGGGTGATCGAATCCCGACATACCGAGACTAGGCGGCACCCACCATCCACATGTCCCGTGCGGCGGCCGGCGCGTCCTAAGCGTATCCCGGGGCTGAGTTCCTCGGCCATGTCGATGAGCATGTTCGCGAACCGGTCGCGAATCCATTGCTCGTCTATATCGACGTTAATGGGATGTGTCATGCGATGCTCCTTGCCAAACTGTGTTGGTGGCTTGGGTGAGATTCGAATTCGCGAGAGAGTGTCGGTGTTTACTCCCGGTCACGCTATCCCAGCGCGACCGGTTAGTCCTCTACCGTACGCAAGCCGTGGCGGGCTGACTGGCACCGGCGCTTTGGACGCTGCCGGCGGAGTACTCTCAGCCCATGCAATGTGGGCAGATACGCGAAAACCCAGCCACGTGAGCTGGGTTTTTCGACACTTCTGCCACTGCATATTATGGCAACACTAAGCCATAACTGTCAAATCAGCGGGTCCGATGAGCAGCCGGTACACGTCGCAGTAGGCGTATCCATCCGCGTGACGGGGAATCTTGCCGCGTTGCCCCCACATGGTGATGGTCTTACGGCTGACCTTGATTCCCGCGTCCGTGAACACCTTGGCTATCTCAGCCGCAGACCCGCGCCTGGAATCATCCCAACACAACGTCTTGAGCCTACGCAGTTTAACCGTCTGCGCTCGCTGTTCCCTCCCGCAGACCGGGCATGTCACCCACTGGTCTGCTGCCCCAGCGGTGAGCATGGTCTCGCATAGTTCGCAGGTTCCTATCTCGCGGCGTTGCTCCGGCGGGTCCAGCGCAGCATCGACTTTGCGTGCGATGCCGTCAACGACGTGCATGTAGAAGCCCGCGTCCGCGAACGTGGCGAGCCTGGGGTGGCCTGCGCATGCGATGAGCGTGGCCTTCAGATCCTCGTTGCGTTTGTCTTTGCGCCAGTCGAGTGCGTCGATGCCGTCGAGGCGGCGCCATAGTTCGCGGGCCGTGGCGTCGAGCATGTCAATCAGGTCGAGCACGTCCAAGCGTATCGGTGTCGGGGGAGTGGCGGTCTGGATCCTGACGGGCGAATGCCCTCCCGGATGCAATGTCGCGTCGAGGCTGTCATGCAACGGCGTGACATCACGCGCCAATCGCAGGAGCGTGCCGGCGAAGCGCAGCTCGCACGCCGTGCACAGCGCGTACCCGTTTTCGATTATGGTGTTGCAGTTCTGGCAGTTCACGAAACCCCTCCACATCGGCTAAACTGGTTGCTTGCTGACATGCCCTCCGCCTCGTGTGGAGGGTTTCGTTTTTATCTGGTATTTCAGTTCATTCCTCGAACAGCGGCGGTTCGATGAACTCGACCTTGCATGGCGGTTTCGGCCGGCCGTCGCCCTCGCGGATGATCGCGCGCACCTCCTCCAACGGCAGACCCAATTGACGGGCCGTATCCGTCGCGCCGTAGCCGCGCCCATGCCATGCGAGCACCTTGTCGCGTATCGCCTGACTCGTCACTTCGCAACACCTCCCGTGTGCGGGTCAATCAAATCGCATGACATGGCATCGATGCGCTCGCCGGTCTTGGCTTCGATGCACAGGCGGCGCACATCGCCGGTGGTTTCGACCCGTTGGATGATGGTCTGTTCCGGTGCCGGGGTCGTAACCGCGTAGGCGGTGAGGCCGATGACGGCCAGCACCATCGCGACGATGACGGCGCCGACGATGGTGAAAACGAGCCCGATGGTGGACTCGATGCTCCATTTCTCACGAGTCATGCTTTCCCCTCCTTGTATGGGTTATGCGGGTCGTTGAACAATTCCGATGAGCCGGCTTTGAATCCTTCGGCCCATGCTCTCTCGGCTGTCCGCCGGTCATGTTCTCGCAGCCATTCCTGGTATGCTTCGCGTCCCTCTTCGACGGTGGACTGGCCTGTACCGAAGCAACTCAATTCGACGGCGGATTGGACCAAATCGTCATACACTCGTGGTTTCATTCCTCCACCTCGGTTTCCTCGCCGTACCAGAATGGTTTCTCACTGCTCATGGTTGTTCTCCTTCTTTTCGTTCGCTGCGAGCGCATCCAGCAGATCGCATTCGGCGAGCATGAGATGCGCCTGGGCGCGGGTCATTGATTTCAACGTCTTCGAGTCGGCGCCGGCCATCCAGCCGAGAGCATTCACTTTCTCTTCGAGCAGGTGGGTCTGCGTCGCGAGATCACGCAATCGTTCAGCAAGCAGTGCGGTCATCGGTTCTCCTTTCCCCATGCCGGCGAGCGCCGGCGTTGTTTCTTTTTTGGTTGTTGGTGTTTTATTGGTTTTCGTTGTGTGTGGGGCAGTAGATGTGGCCTCGTTGGATGCCTTTGTCGCCTTCTTGCCAGCCGTGTTGGAGTGCGGTTTGGATGGCGGTGTTGGTGTCGTGGATGTTGAGCCATTCGTTGTCCATGTCGGGGCCGGTGTAGTCGCCGTCTGCTGTGATGTCTCCGGTGTCCTGGTTTTCCCGGAATTCGAGGCTGTTGTTGCATCCGATGGCGTCGCAGTGGATTTCCCAGACGCGTGTTTCGGTGGTTTCGGTGACGATTCGTGTGGTGGAGTCTGTGTAGGTTTTGACGCTCATTGGTGTTCCTTTGCTCGTTTCCTCTGCTCGTAGCGGCGTTTCATTTCGCGGAATTCATTGGGATGCTCCTGCTGCCATCGATGCTGGTAGGCGTTGACCCGCTTGCGGTATGCGGGATCGTGTTTGCGTCTCCATTTGAGGTGGCAGTTGATGCATAAACCGTCCATGCGGATGTGTCGGCGAGCGCTGCTGATGTCGCAGATCAGGCAATGCTTGTCGTCGTTTTCGTCTGCGGGCCGGAGGTGGTGGGGTTCGAGGTTCAACCGGCATCGGTGGATGTACTCGTCCAGGTCGTTCATGGTTTCGTCTTCCTCTCGCCTTGCCTCGCCTTCCTTCGTCTCAGGTTCTCCTTGCATTGGCTGCACATGATCGGGGTGCCGGCGTGCGGCCTGCATTCCTTGCCGCATGCCTGGCAGTGGACGGGTGTTCTGGCGGGTGGGGCGGATGGCTTGATCTGTCCCGTTTCGGCCGTCGACCTCAACGCCCATTCCAATTGGCTGAGGTCACGGGTCTTGCATGCGTGGCATACCGTGCCCGCCGTCATGTTCGACAATCCCGTGCCGGCGAGTGATTCCCACAACGCCCAGACGGCCGTATACAGGTCCTCGCCGCCCTTGAGCCTTGCGTAGAGCGGGCTGTCGAGAATCGTCCTGGCCGTCGCCTTGTGCGATCTGGCGTCCGTCTTCATGCGTTGGCGTTGCTTCCTGTTCGTCTGTTCGAAGGTCATGTTTCTCTCTTCCCCAGCCGGCGAGCGCCGGCGTGCGTCGAATTTCGGCTGGTTGCCTATCGTGGGTTGCCGTCTCGGTCGCAGAGCGTGTATCCGCCCTGGTTGTCGAGGAGCAGCCAGCCTCGGTGTGCGTCATAGACGGGGATGTTTTCGGGGTGGTCTTCGCCCATGCTGACGATCCACCCGTATTCCATGGCCGTTTTTGGATGGTTGTGTACCCAGCCGTGGCAGCCGGTGGTGCCAGAGCCGCACAGGTGGATGAGGTTCGATGGCAGGTGGAGTCCGGGGAACGGGTGGCTGCGCATGTGCCGGTGGTGGAGGCTGTGGCCGCTCCAGATGTGGTCCAGCTCGTTGCCGCATCGCAGGCACCGGTAGTGGTCGCGCCTGGCGGTCAGCCGGTGTGTTTCTCTTGTGGGGTTGGTGCGGCTCATTTGACCAGTTCCAGCCATTCGACGTATTCGTGGATGTCCGTGTCCAGGCAATCCTTGACGCGATGTGTTTTCGGCTCCGTGTAATGCTCGTAAGGGTCGGCTCCCAACGCGGTTTGCGTCAAACGGATGGCCGTCATGTCCAAAGACCGGTAGGAGAGCATGCGGTGGAAACGCCCCCACTGGTCCTCGGCGAACAGGTAATGTTCCAGGAACGGCAGATCGAAGCCCATCATGTTCGTCCCCGCTGGATGCAGCACATGCGTTTCCGCCATCGACTGCGTGAAATCGATGACCGCGAGCGCCACACGAGCCGTGGAGCATAGTTCGGGGCTGGCGTCGATGACCTCATCGATCAGGCCGTTCGCCTCATGCGTTTTGTGGGCGAAAGCGAAGCTCCTGTCGGTCGGCAGCACACCGGGTTTGATGACCGACTCGAAGCGCGCGTGCTCGGTTTTCGCGTCCATGCTCGTGCACCTCAACCCGATTTCCAGCATCAGGTCGGTACGTGGATCCGTACCCGTGGTCTCGATATCCACCCACAAGAGGGCTTCGGTTTTCCTGGTCATGCGATTTCCTCCAGTTCGTCAGGGTGCAGGCCGAGTGCGGCGAGCGCCTCATCGTTGGTTTTTCCTTGGTTGAGCAGGTCGGCGAGACGGCAACTCGTGTCGTCGGGTCCGACTTCCATGGCGATATCGGCGGTCCGGTGCAGGAGATCGAGCACGTGCCGGCATCGCCACGTGTGCTGATGCTGTTTCGGTTGGGGCGCTGGTGTGGCGGGTGTGCCGTACCCGTTTTCGGCCCCGTGTTGGAGCCACAGGCGAAAGTCCGCATCGATGCTGCCTTTGGGGATGCGGTCGTGGGAAAGCCTGTGGTCGCGGTATTTGCGTAGTTCCGCGTCGAGATCGAGCCCGTATTCGGAGGCGAGCTTCCTTGTGGCTTCGTCCGGCCGGTATTCGGCGAGCGCCTTGATTCGGTTGGTGTCGGTTTTGCTCGCGGGCGCGTTCTCTCTCGTTTCTCTCGTTTCTATCGGATTAATCGTATTGTGTGCAACCATGCTTTCACCCCTGTTGCACCCCAGCTGCACCCCAGTTTCACCCCTGTTGCACCCCAGCTGCACCCCAGAATCGGAGGTAGCCAATACGGGCGTTTCAGAAGTAGCCGCAGAAGCCGTGTCGGTGTCGGTGATTTCGACCGCATCAGACTGGGGTGCAAAATCTGCGTGTCTGCGCGTCATGCACAGGTCATACACCACCGGCCTGCGATTCGGAGCCAGATAGGAGACAAGCTTCTGGTTGCCCGCGCGGATAAGCCCAAGGTTCTTCAGGTTCGCGAGCTTGGTCTGCACCGTACGCTTCGAAATGCCGGCCAGTTCGGCCAGCTTCCCATTGCTCTTCGCGAAACCACGCCCGTAATCGTCGGTATTGTCCGCGATGATAAGCAGCAGTCGCAACTCCACCGCATCCAACGTCTTCGGCGTCTCATACAACGCCCACGTAGTTGCCTTCAGACTCACAGTTCGCCCCCCTTATCCTGATCTCGGTCACATGACACGACTCGTCCAACAGGTGCAGCATGTCCATGAGCATCATCGGCGTGACCCCCGCACCCACCTCGGGCCGTGAATCAACCACCACACGCTCCACGGACACCGGCGGATCATCACCGTTCCGCACCGTCAGACAAACCCTCGTATTCATTTCCTGCCTCCAATCCACCCGACCAGCACCGCCAACACGACAACGATGCAGGCCAGAACGATTTCGCTCACAGTTCCAAGCCCTTGCGTTCCGCGTCCGACACCGTGTAGCCGGCCGATTCCAACACCGCGTAGTAGGCGTTGAGCATCGGGCCGTCATATCTGCCGCGTGCGTCGCTCCTGTCCCACGTGTCCACGGTGATGGCTGCCTCGATGTGCGCGAACAGGAGCAAGGCGAGCTCCCGCGTAGGGTTGGCCTGCTGGCGGCGGCGAAGCTCTTTGCCGTTCTCGTCCGTGTTGAACCACAACGGATCGTCGTCCTCCGGGTTGGCGGGCGACGGCAGCGGTTTCGTCATTCCGGAATATGCGGTGAGCGCGTCCGTCCACCCGTAGTCGAAATCAGACACCGGCCTTATCTTCCCTTCGCCGATTCCCATGATTGAGATGAGGCATAGGCGTTCCGAAAGTTCACGCAGCATGTCCTTCTTCATGCCGGGGACATGCTCATGGATCCATTCGATGCGCAGGCGTTCCGCGGTGTCGGTGAACTCCCTGAGCTTCGCCTTGCGTTCCTTCTCCCTGCGTTTCTCTTCGTCCTTGGCCTTGTGTTTCGCCGTATCCTCGGTCTCTTCCTGTTGCGGGATTAGCTCGTATACGGCGATGCCGTTTTCCAGAATGCACAGCACCACTTCCTGCTTGTGTTCCGTACGCCATGCCTGCCACTGCTTCGCGAACGATGCGCGCGCATCATAGACGAAACTGTTGCGCGCGAACCTGTAGCCGTTTGGCGTCTGCCAGGATTGTGCCGGCTTCAGCTTTTTATCCAACAAGGGAAGATTGTTCGACTCCATCCACAGGCGTGCGGCCTCCATCCACTTCGCCGTCTCACGACGGGTACGCAGGTTGTCCAGCTTCCACTGCCAGTTCGGGGTGCCAGCGAACGACAGCAGTTCCTTCTGCGTGTCCTCGTCGCCGTCGAACTCGGTGACGGCCTCCAAATCGGACAATGAGAGCTGCGCGAAATCCTTGGAAGCGTCACGCACCGACTGGGGGATGGCGGCTATCTTCAACCGGCCGCGCACCAGGCGTGTGCTGCGGCCGGTCTGCTCGGCCATCTCCTTGACCTTCACACCCAAATCCAACAATCCCTGATAGCCGTCGGCCTCCTCCAACGGGGTCAGATCACAACGCTGCGTGTTCTCCACAAGCATCAGGGCGCGCTCGTCGCGTTCGCTCATGGATTCGATGCGGCACGGCACCGTTTCCAAGCCCGCGAGCTTCGCGGCCGCGAGCCTGCGATGCCCGATCACCACGCGATACAGGGGCTTGCCCTCGGGAGACTTGCTGTCGGTCGGGGTGACCAGCAGCTCCTGTTTGATGCCCTGCGCCCTGATGCTGTCCGCCAGCTCCTCCACATCGCCCACGTCCCTGCGCGGGTTATGCGGGTTCGGCATCAATTGCGATACCGGAATGTCCACGATGGTGATGGCCATGATATTCCTCCTTTGCCTAGAATTCGGGGTCCGCGTCGAAACCGTCGGACGGTGGCGTCGGTTGCGGCGCAGCCCACGGGTCCGGTTCCTGCGACTGCTGTTGCTGGTTGAATGGGTCGGTGGCGGGTGGTTGCGGCGCGGCCTGCTGCCAGCCCGACTGTTGCGGATTGCCGTAAGTGGATCCACCCGAATACGACTGGCCCTGCTGGACGCCGTTGGACTTGGATTGCCTGACCACGGCCGCGACCGCATACCGCAGGCTCGGACCTATCTCGTCGACCTGCAATTCCACGATCGTGCGGTTCGACCCGTCCTGCGCCTGATAGGAACGTTGCTGCAGACGGCCCATCACGATCACGTGTGTGCCCTTCTTCAGGGACTGCGCGCAATGGTTGGCCAGATCACGCCACGCGCTGCAGCGCAGGAACAACGCCTGCCCGTCCTCGTACTGGTTGGTCTGGCGGTTCCAGATTCTCGGTGTGGACGCGATGGTGAACCCGCAGACGACGACGCCGCTGGCGATGGTGCGCAGCTCGGGGTCGGCGGTCAGGTTGCCGACGATCGTGATGACTGTCTCGCCCGCCATGTTCATACCTCCTTCGAATCGTTCGACGGCTTGCGTTTCCACAGGCACACCGCCGATATCGCGCGCCGGCCACGGTCGACCACCACGTCGCCGAACCGGGGCGGCAATATGGTCAGCGGCCATGCGTCCGCGCGATTCAGATGCTGGATGACCTCGAGCAGGCTGTCCAATAGTTCGCCGGCGCCCATGCGCATGCCCGCGGCGTCGAGCGGCCATTCGAACAGGCTTTCGCCTTCCTCCCGATAGTCGTAATCATCCGGCTGGCTCGTCATCGATGCTCCTTCGCTCACGCGGCGACCGTCTGCTGCTGGAGACCGTTGCGCTCTCCCCATGCGATCACCTCCCTGACCGGGTAGACGACGCGGCGCGTATCGCGTTGGCGGTGCTCGCGTCTGCAGCCGAGTTTCACGAACCTCGGCCCCTCGCCCCGGTATCTCCACACGCCGAGCGTGCCCACGGTGGGAGAGCCCCCGAAATAGGCGCTCACCTTGTCGGCCTTCCAATAGGCGACGCCGTCCTGGATGACGTCGGGCGGAATCATGGCGCTCATGGTGTATCCTTTCCTTGTAGCTGTTTTGCTTCTCCCACGTTGCCGCGTGGGCTTTTTCTTTCCCGCAGGGGGAGTGGACCGTGCCGAATCGAACGGCTTCCCGCCGTTTGCCGCGCGTACATGACACCGCGCGATCTCCGGCGGGGGCGAACCTGCCGGCCCCGCGCGCCGCACCAGCTGGGGAAGGGTGCGGCGCGATGGTGTTAGCGACTGTCCTTGTCGATTGCCGGGGAAGGAAGAACCCCGGCAAGCCTTTATTCGACTCCCGCCTCGCTTGCCACGAGGCACAGGAGCCGCAGGGGGACTCCCAGGAACGCGACCAGCGAGCAGACGCCGTTGGCGAGGGGAGTGGCACAAGCCAAGTGCGTCATCAGCCAGACAAGGCAGACCACGAACGCGACGGCGCAGATTGCCAGCCCGCGCATGAACCGTTTCGACGGGCCGCCGTCGGCCTTGCGATAGCCGCTCGCGTGGTGGCCGTATTCCTTGGTGTTCATGGTTCGCCTCACTTGGGTTGGATGAGGGTGTTGGACCCCTCGGGCGTGACGATCAGCTGGTCGGCATTCTGCAATGCGTCGATGTAGTGCTGTCTGAGCACGTTGTCGGTCAGCGAATCGTTCAAAACCTTGTTCGCGTCGGCCTCGCCCTGCGCCTTGATGCGTTTCGTCTCGGCCTTGGTCTTCTCGACCTCCTGCTCGTTCAACGCCTTCTGCTTGTCGATCTCGGCGGCCTGCGCCTCCGCGTACTTCGAGGTGATGGACTGCGGGTAGCGAACCTCCTGCACCGACACCTGCTCGACGCGCAGACCCATGCCCTTCCATTTCGCGGTCAACGCCTTCTGGATGGCGGCGGTGTACTTGCTGCGGTCGGTCAACAATTGGATGGTGTCGAATCGGCCGGAGACCTCGCGAGGCACGCTGCGCACGTCGACAGCGGCCACGCTTTTGACGAACGTGGTCTGCTTGCCGTAGTCCTTGTACAGATTCATCGCGTACTTCGGGTCGAGCGAATAGTTGACCTGGATGTCGATGTCCGCCTGCGCGCCGTTCTTGTCGTTGACGGTAACCTGCGGGCCCCGCGCGGAGCCGCCGTCGTAGTCCTCCTTGCCCTTGGCCACGTAGCTGATGACGTTGTTGCGGGTGTCGTATTTGACGGTGGACTGCCACGGGAGCTTGCCATGGAAGCCCGCGTCGGCGGAATAGCCGGCGATGGAGCCGCCCATGTTCTTCAGCACGACGACCTCGCCCGCATCCTGCGAATACAGACATGCGGGAATCATCAGCAGACCCGCCACGACGATGGGGACAAAGCCGAGGGTCGCGCCGTCGCCGCCGTTGGCAAGGGCGACGGCGATCATGCCGACTCCGATGAGCAGGAGGATGATTGCGATGATGAACCAGACCATGATGTTTCCTTTCTCTAGTTTTCAAGGGTTGGTTCACCTCCCCTAAGCTGGACATTGCCTAACTACCAGTGATGAGAGGAGGTGAAAACTAAATGACCAATCGTTTGCATTTGGGATATGAGGACAAGATTTGGCTTCTTGCCGATTCCGTGGACGTCAAGGATCTGCTTGAGAATCTTTCGGAAGCCGCCAAAACCGGTGCCGTGGTGGAGACCTCGGTGCGGCGTTCTTCGAACTCCACGACCGATACGAGCCTCGTGATCAATCCGGCCGTTATTCCGTACTGGTTCGTCGACGAGGCGCGTCCGCAGCGGGTGGGGAGCCTTTACTGACGTAGTCGCTCCTCGATCCGTTCCATAAGGCTTTCGTCGTGCGCCATCACATACCCCGTGAGGTGCGCGGCGATCGCCCCGCCAACCAACAGCAACGTCACGCCGTACCCGATGAACCGAACGGCCAGCCTGTACATGTCGCGGACTTCCATCACTTCACCTCTCCTTCGGCGAGCGCCGGAAGGGTGTTCTCGACGGCCGTCACTGGGACGGTAGAATTTTTCGTATGCAATCGTTTATCTCCTTTTGCCAGTGGCTGTGGTCCTTCATTGGTGGGTTCGGTGGGCTTGTCGGTATCGATGGTTGAAGTGAAGCGCGCTTACGTCGAGCGCGCTCGATCTCACGAAGGTCAAGCTCGTTCTTGATGGACAACCCGATATTCAGAAGGAAAAGCGCGATTATAAGAACCGTCGGACCGTTCATCACGCCACCTCCTTGCCAGCGAGCGCAGGAGTGGCCTTGAACCGAGTAAGGCTACTCACTGTCTTTCGTGTGATGGAAGCGATTCGACTTAATTCGATTACGTCAAACGGAGCTGTTTCTGGATGGTTCAGATGGCGTGAAAGCGTGGTGCGGGGGATACCGGTCTTTTCAGCTGCGGCAGAGACGCTGAGATTGGCACCATCGAGGGCTTTACTCACGTTCTCGGCTACTTGCTTGCTGTATTCCAGAGTGTTCATATGGTTCACTTTACTGACCAAATAGTCACCGTCAAGCACGACACGCCGACCATATGGTCAGTACGCTGGCTTTACAAAGTGCTGTAGACTGCCCATATGGACATGAACGAAGCAACGTCAAAAGCTATTGCAGCAGAACGCTCTGCGGCACATTTGACTATCAAAGAACTTGCAAAAAAAGCGAACTTGAATGAGCGTACTTTGATTCGTTTATTGCAAAATGAGCGCAATATTAACGTCATTCAGCTAGCGCAGCTTGCAGAGGTGTTCGGAGTATACCCTCACGAATTAATCGAGGCCGCCGAGCGCTTCATTGAACGTGCCGAGCGAGGCCCGGTGTCATTGTCGGTGGAACCTGATTCGGACGATGCGACCGCTCGTGATTATTATGCGATGGCCGCGAAGCACGGCGACATTGAGGCCGAACAGGAAGCCTATGAGGAGATGCCGTAATGCGCCGGGGAACATTTGAACCATCTAATGACATGATTCACATGGTTCTAATGTTCCGAATCGCCGTTTTGGAACATTAGGGGAGTGATGCCATATGAGCGAGGACGCTTTGGAATACGTCGCCCTGCAATGGGCGACCAGAATACGCGACCGACCATTGCCGGACGGGCTCGAGGGCGTGTACGATGCGGAACGCAATGAGATTATCCTCAGCGATAAGCTTTCGCCTATCCAGCGTCGGTGCGTACTCGCACATGAAATCAGCCATGCCAAACACCATGATATCGGCTGTAAAACCGATATTTACACGGAACAGCGGGCAGACATTGAAGCTGCTCGAATGCTCATGAGCCAAGCCGACTACGTTACTGCCGAGCTCCTGTACGGCAGTAACGAATGCGCAATAGCAAGAGAACTGAACGTAATGCCATGGATAATCAGGGCATATAAAAACTGGCTACACGATAGCGTAGCCATCTGAAGAAAGAAGAAATAATGACCGAGCCAGCCCCCATGTCGGCACAACCACCGGCACCACAAGACGAACAGCCGGAAACTGTATCTCCGGCACCACACCCGGCAGCGAAGAAACTTCCGATACCCGCCATCATCGCCATCACGGCGGTCGTCGGACTGGTCATCGGACTCGCTGGCGGGATTGGCGGCATGTACCTGTACGCCAACCCAATCATCAATAATCTTCGTGAATCCTATTCGCAGTCGGAAGCGAAAGCAAAGACTCTTACGGATCAGCGCAACGAGCTCAGCGGACAAGTGGAAACGCTTCAGCAGCAGGTGGACGAACTGAAGCCGCAGGCCAACGAGGGCAGCTCGGGCCTGACCATTCTGGAGCGGAACGTGCGCGACACAAGCGGCACCCGCGTGGTCGAATACATTGTCCGCAATGATACGAATAAAACCCTTGACGATATCATCCTCGATTTCCGGTACCTCGATGCGAACGACAACGTCGTGGACAGCATGTCGATGAGCAACAACGCCAGTGTGGAGCCCGGCAAGACAGGCATCGTCACCGCATACGTCGCCATGGAAGCGGAACGGCAACCCACCGCGAAGAAAGTTCAGGTGGAAAGCGCGGCCGCCACCATCAACGGGCAACGCTATACCGTGGAAATCCCACAAGACCCAGCCGTGGAATTCTAGGGGAATGGTTTTGCCCCAGGCTTAGGCATTGTTATAGAGAAAGAGAAGACAATGAAGAAAGCCGTTATATTTCTGCTAAGTGCGGCAATGGTCGCATCCCTGACAGCATGCGGTGAATCCGCAAAAAACCATGAGCTCAGCAAGCAATCATTCGTTGACGATTACGGGTATTCGGAAGAATACTGGCCTTGGTCGGCGGACGATACGACCGTCGAATGCAAAGACCACAACGCCGTCATCATGACAATCGACGGAACGACTTACCCGCTCAACGGGATGGCAAAAGATTGGAAATACGCCAACGGCGACCTGAACAACGTATGGAAAGACAATCCCGATGTTGACGGGTTGAAGGTTGACGTCAGCGATTACAACCACATAGCACTTGGTTTCTGCGGCATCGATTCACCGTCGCTACATGATTCGACCAATTAAAAAGAATTGCCCTGCCGGCGTTGCAGCGCCAACAGGGCGAGTGAAGAATCCAGCTAGTTCAAGAACAGGACACTGCTGCACGACCGTGTAGCAGTTTAGGGGAAGAAGAGAGTCATGGGATTCAGGATTCGCAAAAGTATAAGTCTCGGCAAGGGGTTGCGGTTGAACCTCGGCAAAAGCGGGGTAACCAGCGTGACCATGGGCAAGCGTGGCGCGCCGCACGTGACCGTAGGCAAAGGCGGCACACGGTTCGGCACCCCGATAATCCCCGGCACCGGCATCAGCTACGAGACTAGGCTCGACAAGCC